AAAAACAGAAAATCTTGATGGGTATATACGTGAGTTGAGAAAATGGAGTGCGGTCATTAAATTATGTAAACAGGGTTTCCCTGTTAAAGATAGATTAAGTGATTATTGTGATATGTCAGCAGATGAAATATATAATGAACTTGAAGCCTACTTGAATCATACTTTTGTGAATATAGATAGTGAATTCAAAAGTTATGATATTTCAGAGGGTATAGAAGATTTAATTGAAGAGTTGGACGGCGGCATGGCTGTAGGGCTCCCGTATCATGACATGCCAATGCTAACAAAAGAAACTGGTGGTCAATATTTTGGTTCTATTACATTGGTTGGCGGGTTAAGTAATGTAGGAAAGTCCACTTTTAGTAGAAATTCCACATTGCCAAGTGTTATTAAGTATAAAGAAAAAATTGTTATTATGCTAAATGAAGAGGGCAAGAAACGGTGGCAAAGAGAACTATTGGTTTTTGTAGCCAATAATATATTTGAATTTGATTTGCAGAAGCATATCGTTAGAGATGGTAAGTATTCTAACGAAGTAAAGGATATTTTGTATAAGTCTGCCGCTTGGATTAGAGAACAGACGGACAATCATATAATTACTATTATTCCATTCCAAAGGTATCGAACCTCGCATGTTATTAAAATTATACGGAAGTATGCAAGTATGGGTGTAAAGTACTTCTTATTGGATACATTTAAAATGGATGCGGGTAAGGTCAGCAGTAAAAGCTGGCAGGAGATGCCTCAGGCGATGGTTGATATAAACGACGCTGTCAAACCAGAAGTTTTAAATTTGCACATATTAATAACATTTCAGCTAAATAAAGGTAGCGCTAAACAGCGCTACTACACTCAAGATAATATTGGTGAAGCTAAGAATATCATTAATCCGGCTTCGACATGCATTATGATACGAGATTTATATGACGATGAATATACCGGAGAAAAGAGAGAGATAAAAGTATACAGGCTTGAAGGGGCGAACGGTAAAACGAAAATTCCCGTAAAATTGGATAGAAACAAAAAATATCAAATTATATTCATTGTTAAAAATCGTGAGGGGGCTGCAAATAGATACCAAGTAGTAGTCGAACATGATCTTAGTAGAAACATAATGAAAGAAGTGGGAATATGCAATATTTCTATTGATTTTTAATAAATGGGGGTGGGCGCATTTAAATGAATACTGGTGAACTTAAGAGGTACATTTTCGAAAACCAATTAATAGAATTCGTATTAAAAAAAATAGGCAATAACAATATCAAATTTCACCCAAACAGAAACTATTATTCGTGCTCCAATTATAATGGCGACAATCAAACCGCCATCCGTGTAAAAAACACAGAATATTTAGGTGTTGACAATTGGACTCGCAGCAAAGAATTTAAAGATAAATCAGACTTGATTACATTAGTCGAATATAATAAACAATTCTCTTTTCCTAAAGCTATAAAGTTCTTGCATGAAATACTGGGATTAGAATTTAAATATAAATCTAAAAAAAAAATGATAATAGAGAAGAATCATTAGAAAAAGAAGACCCACTGTTAATATTCAAAAAGGTACAAGGCAAGAAAAGAAGTATATGCGACGTGCTTGATTTTAATATATTAAACGAAAATTTATTAAGTGGCTATGTTCCATATCTACATATTAGTTGGTATCGGGAGGGAGTCATGCCGTGGACGGCTAAAAAATTTGGAATATGTTATAGCTATAAACAAAGTAGGATTATTATCCCAATGAGATATTGGCTTACCGGTGAGTTGCTAGGGATAAATAGCAGGACAACGGTAGAGAATTACGAAGAATTTGGAATAACAAAATTTTATGTAACCCCATCTTACCCGAAGATTTACAATTTGTATGGGCTATATGAAAATTATGAGAGTATTCAAAAGGCTGGGTATGTGGTGGTCTACGAAGCTGAGAAATCTGTTTTAAAGAGGGATAGTTTGTGTGATAGTACAGGTGTGGCTCTAAGTGGACATACTATATCAGATGAACAGGTGAGGATACTTATCGGTTTGAACGTTGATGTCGTCGTTAGTTTAGATAAAGATATGGATATTAACGAGACTAGAGCTATTTGTGATAGATTTTATGGGATAAGAAACGTATATTACATCTTTGACAAATATGATTTGCTCCCTGAGAAAAGTAGCATTGCAGATGCAACGAATCAGATTTTTCAGTTTTTCATGAAATATAAAATCAAGTATGACGCAAAAGAAAGAAAAGATTATATAAAAAGTATAGATAGGATGGTGTGAATGGCAAGAAAAAAGGGTAAAGAACTACAGGCAATTATGAAAAAGTACAAGTCTGACAGAATATTTAGCTGGAGTAGAATTAATTCTTTTATAAACAGTCCGTATGAATATTTCTTGAAATACATTTTACATATAGAAGAAGATAGGCAAGATTGCATTTATGCAACAACTGGCAGCATATCTCATGATATCCTTGAGTCATTTTATAGCAAGAAAATCAATTATGATGAAATGTCGGATATGTTTGAAGACGGATGGTTAACTTGTGGAATTGCCGAGCTCAAATTCGATAGAAACAATGAAGAGAAAAATGAAAAAATTTCAGATAAGTATTATTTTGATTTGAAACACTTTTTTAAAAATCATGTTGCAATAAATAAGAAAGTTGAGATCGAGAGATTTATTACGATAATGCTTAAAGGAAATTTATTTCAAGGCTATATAGATGCTTGTTTTAAAGATGACGATGGCAACTACGTGATCTTAGATTGGAAAACATCTTCTATATATAAAGGGAAGAAAGCGGAAAATGAATGTGGGCAATTATTATTGTATGCATTAGGTTTGCAACAAATGGGTGTGCCGCTTGAAAAGATAAAGGTTTGTTGGAATTTCTTGAAATATGTATCGATAGAGGTTGAGCAAGCAAATGGAGCTAAAAAAATCAGAGATATTGAAAGGTTTGAGATAGGTTCGAAGATACAAAGTAATGCAAAAATGTGGCTAAAAAAGATGGGGTACACGAAAGAGGCCGATGACTATCTAAAGTTGCTTGAGAACACAAACGACATTCAGTGTTTGCCAGATGATGTATCATCCAAGTATAAAATATCAGATTGCTATACATATGTCGATATAACGCAAGAGTTAATTGATAAGTGGACAATCATAATAACGAATACTATCAAAGATATAGAATATAGGGAAAAAGAATATGAAAAGTCTAGTAATAGCGTAGTGTTTGAAGAATCTATAGAAGAGGTAGAAAAAAATAGTTATTATTTTGCCACCTTATGTGGGTATTCGGCTAATCTACATTTGCCATATAAAAAGTATCTCGAAAAATTAGAAGCTATGAAACAAGAAAAAGATAGTATTTCTGCGAATATTAGTAGTGTTAATGAAGACAAGACTGTCTCCGCAGAGATTGGCGCGGACGAATATGACTTGTCGTGGTTAAATGAAATATGATGGGTGGTAGATTATGAGGCACAGTAAGAATTATACGGCACACCATCTGCATGATGATACAAGTAATTGTAATGGTTATGCGGACTCATGCTCTAATTTTAAAGAATATATCAAGCTAGCTAAAGAACAAGGAATGGATGCAATCGCATTTTCTAATCATGGCGGTATCTACGAATGGATAAGAAAGAAACAAGAGTGTGATAAAGCTGGCATTAAGTATATACACGGGGTCGAATTGTATCTATGCTCCGAGTTTCAAGATGATGATAGAGGGGCACATATTGGACTTTACGCAAAGAATTGGTGCGGTGTGTTAGAGCTAAATAAGCTTATCTCTATATCAACATCAAAGGGTGCTAAAGAAGACAATTCAGACAGACATATGTATTATAACCCGAGAATATCTCTGGGGGAACTGATGCTCACTAGTGATAATATTATTGTAACCTCTGCATGTTTAGCATCTCCATTAAACAGATGGGATACCGACAAAAAGAAAGAGTCGTTTAGAACGCTCATAAAATGGATGACTAAAAATAAGCATAGGTGTTTCCTAGAAATTCAATATCATAATTGTGAAAACCAAATTGAATATAATAAGAAATTATATTTATACCATAAGAAAACTGGTATTCCATTGATAGCCGGAACAGATACGCACTCGTCGAGTGAATATAAGGCAGAATGTAGAAAAATTTTACAGAAGAGTAAAAAGAAGAATAATACGGAGGGTAATGATCATTCTGGATACGAAGACGAGTTTGATCTTACGTGGAAAACATATGGCGAATTGATAAGTGCTTTCAAAAATCAGGGAGCATTAACAGAAGATGTGTATATGGTAGCAATTCAAAATACAAATGTTTTGGCGGATATGGTTGAAGATTTTGAGTTTGACAAAACTTTCAAATATCCAACAATTTATGGCGACGAAGTGAAAAATAAATGGAAACAGCTGATTTACTCTAAACTTGAAGAAAAAAGAGTAAGAGGAATGCTCAAGCTTCCCACCCGCATGGCAATTGAGTGTGAAGAATATTTCAAAGAACACTCATATCGCCTACTAGAAACCGATATAGAGAAAGAAATTTATAAAATATATAAAAAAGAGTATGAGTGGGCTTCTAATAAAACAGACGAAGAGGTCATTAATATCTATAAGAGCAAGATAATTGAAGAATTTAAGGTAATGTGCAAGCTTGGTATGGAGAGCTTCATGATGTTTATGTCGGAGCTTGTTAATTGGGCGACTGAAAATGGTATTCCATACGGAACAGGTAGAGGCAGCGTATGCGGAAGCGTAATCGCCTATATCACAGATATTACGGATGTCGACCCGATTGTGTGGAATACAATCTTTTCACGATTTTGTAATGAGGATAGGATTTCGCTAGGAGATATAGATATAGACTTTGCATCAGAGGATAGGGAGAAAGTTTATCAATATATTATAAAGAGATTCACCCCTGAGAAAACAGCATATGTTGCGGCATTTTCGACTTTAAAAGACAGAGGTTGCATAGATGTCTTAGCAAAAGGGTTGGGGTACAGTGACTTAGATAAAGTAATGGAAATCAAGAACAAATTCGATGGGTATGATGCAGAGTATTCAAAGATTGTTCAAGAAGAGGTTAATCTCGAAGACCTTTTCGAAGATGGAGAAATCGAAGATATGTCTATTTCATTTGATAATTATGATATTTACATGAATCGCATAAGAAATGAGAAGGCTAAAAGGCGTCTCGCTGGTCTTAAAGACTCTTATAATAAGCTAATCGGTGAGAATCAGGATTTATTCTATTACCTAGATGGGCTTAAGGGAACTATTATTGCAAAAGGTGTACACCCGAGCGGCATTATAGGTTCTCCGATTGCTTTAAATGATAATATTGGCGTATTTTACAGAGATGGCGATATAAATACCCCCGCTTCAACGTGCGCCATGAAGGCGGTAGATTCGTTGAATTATGTCAAGTTTGATATTTTAGGATTAAAGACGGTTGGAATCATCAAAGACGCCTGTCAATATATCGGAATACCATATCCGAAAGCCTTTTCAATAAATTGGAGAGATAGCAAGGTTTGGGAAAACATGATTCAATCTCAACAAGGCGTATTTCAATTTGAGGGTGATTTTGCATTCGGATTACTAAAAGATTTCAAACCAAAAACAATTAATGATATGTCCATGGTTAATGCGGCACTAAGACCTTCCGGTAAATCATACAGAAACAAACTTATCAACGGGGATATTAATCAAAATCCATCAGAGCAGATTGATGAATTGCTAAAAGACAACAATGGATATTTAATTTTTCAAGAAGATACGATTAAATTTTTAACCGACATTTGTGGGCTTTCAGGATCGGCTGCAGACACCACACGAAGAGCAATAGGTAAGAAAGATGAAGAATTATTAAATCGGCAACTGCCTCTGATTTTAGATGGTTATTGTAATAATTCTCCTAAACCAAGAAAAATAGCAGAAGAAGAAGCGAAGCAATTTATACAAATCATACAAGACTCTAGTGAGTATCAATTTGGATATAATCATTCCACGGCATACTCTATGAATGGTTATGAGTGTGTCATGTTGAGAACATATTATACGCTAGCATTTATTTCGGCTTACCTAAATCGTGCCCAAAATAAAGAGGATACAAATTTTGGAATAGAACTTGCGAGGGAATACGGTATTACGGTTAACCCCATTAGATTCGGCAAATCCTCTGCCCAATATACACTCGATAAAGAAAATAACGCTATTTATAAAGGTATAGCTTCGATCAAATATTGCAACTCAAAGATAGCTGATGAATTATTAGAATTGTCAAATGGTAAATATGACTCATTTCTTCTTTTATTAAATGCTATTCATGAGAAAACCAGTGTTGATGCAAGACAGCTTGCCATTTTAACGGGGCTAGACTTCTTTAGCAATTTTGGTAAAAATAAATACCTATTGAATGTAATTGATATTTATAACAAATTTGCAAACAGTAAGGTTATCAGCAAGAAAAAACTTGCGGGACTTGGTTTGACAGAATCGCTTATAAAAGAATACTCAAACAAGGAGACGCCTTCACAATATAGGGAGATTGATAATGCCGGTTTGATTGAAGAGTTATGTAGCAGAATTGAAAACAAGCCCATGACGGTCATTGAGCAGGTCAGATTCGAGATGGAATATCTACAGTATACTACATATGTAAACCATAGTGTTGGTGAGTTCTACTATATCGTTATCCAGTATAAAACGTATAAAGATGCCACAAGGCCGTATTTAACGGTTAGAAATATAAAGACCGGCGAAGAGATGAAAACAAAGATAAAAAAAGGAAGTATTTTTAAAACGGATCCTTTTGGATTATATAGCATATTGAGAATAGAAGGTTTTACATATGACTTCAAGCGAAAAATGATTAATGGGGAGTGGTCAGTGACTGATGAACTGGAGCCGATTTTAGAATCATACGAGGTGATTAAGTGAAGGAAAGGGAGCTTACTTTTAAAGGACGGGTGATTAGATGTATTTATGACTCGAAAGATTATAAGGTGTACGCCCTAGACGTAAACGAAAAAGAATATCCCGATGTTAAAAGAACTAAATATGGGAATGTTAGCGTTGTTGGTGAGCTTCATGATCTTGGTATTGGGATAGAATATGAAGTGAAAGGTACAGAAAAGAGAGATAAAAATGGGATTAGTTATAAAGTGCTTAATATAAGAAGAGATAGACCTAAAACTGCCGAAGAGATGTATATCTTTCTCCAAAAAATACTCACTCAAAATCAAAGCAAGGTTCTTTATGACGTATACCCCGACATCGTGGAGAGGGTTATGGAGAACAGGCTTTCAGATATAGATTTAAGTAAGCTTCATGGCATCAAGGAATACACTTTTAATGTTATAAAAAACAAAATAGAAGAAAATTTTTGTTTGGCAGAGTTGGTTGTGGAATTTAAAGGATTGCTTAGCATGTCGATAATAAAGAAGATACATAACAAGTATCCGTCAGTAAATGCCTTAAAAGCCAAATTAAGAGAGAACCCATATAAATGTTTGTGCGGATTGGCAGGAGTAGGATTTGTTACAGCAGATTCTTTGTTGTTGGAAATAGAAAAAGCGACGCCAGAAATAATTAAATTTGAGGAGGATTTGAGAACTAGTAAACAGAGGTGTGTGGCGAGTCTCATCTATCTCTTAGAAGATAATGAAAGCAATGGGCACACAAAAATGAATATTGTGGATTTAAGAAAAGGCTGCATGAAATTGGTTCCTGCATGTTTTGACTATTTCACCAACGCAATGAAACATAAAGATATTTTTTACGACATAGAGACTATGGAGGTGGCATTAAAAAGAACATATATGACCGAGCATTTTATAGCTAAGACAATCCGTGAAAATATCACTAACGATAGTAATTGGTGGGATTTCGATGTTAAAAAATACAGAATTATCGAAGAGTGCGAACTTTCAGACGAGCAGATTCAAATTGTAGACAACATTTGTAAGTATAATATATGTATTTTGAATGGGGCTGCCGGCACAGGAAAGAGCTTCTCTACACAGGCGGTCATCAACATGCTTAAGGAACACAACAAATCATTTAAGTTATTTTCACCAACCGGCAAAGCAGCAAAAGTGTTATCGGACTATACAAAAGAGGATGCGACGACGATACATAGAGGTCTGCATTATATACCACCGGGGATATGGGGTTTTAATAAAGACAATGAGATCCACACTGATGTCTTGATTATTGACGAGTTTTCCATGGCAGACATCTTCTTATTTAAAAGAGTTGTGGATGCGGTGGATTTTAAAAGAACTAAGTTATTAATGATAGGTGATAATGCACAGCTCCCATCGGTTTCGTGCGGCAATTTATTCCACGATTTTATGGAGTCAAAGATCATCCCCACGGTCACGTTGACCAAAGTGTTTAGATATGGAGAAGGTGGTCTTATGAAAGTAGCAACGGATGTAAGGTTTTGTGAGCCGTATCTGAGTAAAGATATGAGTAAACAGTTTACGAAGTTTGGTGCCAACAAGGACTATGCATTTTTAGATGTGCCGTCTGATATGATAACCAAAAATATTGTGGCACTGTATAAAAAATTATTACATGATTATTCGGCAGAAGATATACAAGTTCTAACGGCACAGAATAAAGGTAAATGCGGAACCGTTAAGCTGAACAATGAAATTCAAAAAGTTGCCAATCCCAACTTTGGGAGCGATGTATCCATGAAATGTGGTGACACGACCTATTACGAAGGTGACCTAATCATTCAAAAGATAAATAATTACAAAGCTGTTGTTGTGAGTGAAGATGGAAGAGAGGAAATTAGTCCAATAAACAGTGAATGTGAAACTGCGTTCGTAGCGAATGGTGAAACGGGTATTGTTAGGCAAATTTTCGACTCATATATGTTTATTGAATTTGATGACGTACTAGTTAAATACTTTAGGGGCGATTTGAATATGGTCGGATTAGGTTATTCGATTTCAATTCATAAAAGCCAAGGGAGTGGCATTAAAATAGTTATTTTATGCACGCCTCAAGATCATATTTATATGTTGAATTCAAATCTGATTTACGTAGGTTTGACAAGAATGAAAGAGCGGTGTTATCATCTGGGGTCGCTCTCAGCAGTTAATAAAGCAGTTACACAAAAGGCGAATTTAACAAGACATACGTTTATGCAACGATTACTAATTGATTTGCCAGAATGTGATTATATAAATTTCGAGGAGGAAGATGGCGTCGGACTAAAAAAGGTTTTTGATGTTCAAGACAAATTTATAAGTTCAGCATGTTCCGAGGATGAAAATAATTGGGAGGTGCATCCTTTTTAACGATAACAATCAATTGAGAAAATAAATTTAAGTCTGGAGGACTAAGATGAAGAAATGGAGATATGACAGATTGGATAGTATTTTAGATACCCCGAAAGTCTTATCTGTTGACATTGCTAAAGGGTCGCCCGTAATAATAAACAGTGCATTTACACTTTGCGATTGCAGGAAAGGTGGGGAGATAGATTTTATTAATCGCATAAAAAAGGTTATTTTTAACAACCCTTACACTATTGTTTTATGGAACGACGACACCGAGAAGACAATAGTTAGGTGCCAAGATGGAGATAAGTACAATAAAGAGCATGGTCTATCTATGTGTCTTGTAAAGAAAATTTCTGGAAATAAAGGAAGTTTTAATGATGTGTTCGCTAAATGGTGTTGCGGTGAGGGAGTAGATTATAATTGCGAATCAAATGGGGTTACCAGATTGGCGAACAATACTATCGATAAATCAAATAGGAAAGCTGCAAAAGCGTACAATTATTTAATCAAACATTGTAAAAGTATAGGTGAGTTTAATTGCGATAATTGTGGTTTTGACAAATCTCTCTGTATGGACTCTTTTCGGGGTTGCCCTATGTACTGGAAGAAGGCGAAGATTTGTTGTTAGCAAAAGATATATTTTAAAATTGCGGAAGATAGGAGCAAATTTATAGTGGGTGATTTAGAACAAAAAATAAAAGATTTAGAATATGGTTATCAAAAACTGAAGCGTGAAAATGAAAAGCTAAAAGATGAAGTAAATAATCTGTATGTCGATTTGAATCACGCTGAATTTAGAGTCAAGTCTGAATTAGAATCAGGAATATCAAGGTGAAGATTGCTTGTAATAATTACATAACACTTCTAGAACTACCTAGATATTGAAATTTTGAAAGGAGATTAGTTCCGGCCGGATATAAGTGATCACTTTCTAAAAAAATCGAATGTTAGAACTAAATAAATTTTATAATATGGATTGCCTTGATGGCATGAAGCTAATTGATAACAAATCTATAGATATGATTTTATGCGACTTGCCATATGGAACAACGCAGTGTAAATGGGATGTATTAATACCATTTACACCACTATGGGAACAATATAATAGAATCATTAAAGACAATGGTGCTATTGTGTTGTTCGGCACAGGACCGTTTAGCAGCACTTTAAGATTGAGCAATTTGAAAAATTATAAATATGATTGGGTTTGGGATAAGGTAAAAGGTAGTGGATTTCTAAACGCTAAGAAACAACCGATGAGAAACCATGAGGTTTTGAGCGTATTTTATAAAAAACAATGTACATATAATCCACAAAAAACCCAAGGACATCAAAAGAAAAAATCTTTCCGTGGTAAACATTTACAAACAGATGTTTATGGTGAAATGAAAAAAGATAATTTATATGAGTCTACGGAAAGGTATCCGAGGAGTATTCAGATATTTTCTCCCGACACTCAAAAGTCATCATTACACCCGACACAAAAGCCGATTGCTCTCTGTGAGTATATGATTAAGACTTATACAAATAAAAACGAAGTGATTTTAGATAATTGCGGCGGAAGTGGAACGACAGCGATAGCCTGCATTAATACTAATAGACAATATATTTTAATGGAGAAATATCAAGATAAATATGAAGTAGGGTTAGACAGAGTACAGAATCATAAAGTAAATGTTCAAAGTGTTTTTCGCTAATGCTTTATGCGATAGGTATATAGAAATTTAATAAGGGTTAAGAAAGGAAGGAAATGAAAGCAAATAAAGAGATATTAATGGTAGTAAAGCATTTTTTATCTGATGAATCTGAATCATGGGATAAGGATGAGATATTTGAAGAGATAGCATATGAAACGCAGTTATTAAAAAACGAAAGCGTAGGAGACCTATCTGCAGATGAGTGTGGCGTTGAATGGGGTGGAGATGAAGTTTGTAATTTACAGGATTTTATTAACTCATTTTCAAATATTTTTATTGAAAAGATATGCAACGTTTTAGATTCTTTCGTAGATGAAGACATTGATTGCTATTCAGAAATAATAATGCAGAGATATTCAGAAGATAAAATATGATTGGAGAAAATAATATGAGAAAAATGAAGAAGGTAATATCAATAGTTTTGTTAATTATAATAATAGGAACGATGCTTGTGGGCTGTACGGAAGCAAGCAGAGTATCTAATAACGTATCCCAAGAAGCAGACAACTTTAATATTATTCGGCGTCTGGTTGTGATTAACGCAAGAACGGATAAGCCGATGTTTGAGTTGGTTGGCGCTTTTTCTTTCGAGCTGACAGAGAATCGTATTGTTGCTGTTGTTGAAACTGGTAAGAATGAATATAAGAAACACTCTGTCGGCTTAACTGAATGGACATTGTGGTCAGTTGAAGATATTAGCGGAGCAATTGTCAGCAAATATCATTATGAAGTGAATTTCCTACCAGAAATGATTATGCCTATCACATTCACCAGTGAAGACTAAAAGCGGAATAAGATAAAAACAGATTCTATAGGAGATCTTTAATGCTAGGCAAAGTTGTAATGTAAAAAATGAAAGGCGTGCACACAATGAAAATATTGAAAATGCATAAAGCAAATATCGGTAATCACTATTATTATTATTGCGTGTTTGATGTAATACCAGAAATGACATATGAGAAAATCGGCAGTGACTATATCGGGTCAGCCGTTGATGAGTACGGGAATATTATATTTAGTAGGCATCTAGGATATCGCCGCTACGGCGATGCCTTTGGTGGAAGAGAGCTATGCTTAGAGATGAAAGACGGAACTGTAGAAAAAATAAAAGATCATTGGTTCGATTGTGGCGGCTATAGTGGACACGGGGATTTCATTGAAATTGGAGCAGGAACGCTTAAATCATTAAGAGATTGTTATGTATATTACGGAATGAATATTAATAAGTTTACGTTTAATAAAATGCTTGCCGATTATCTCATGATGGATAAGCCGTATGAATATTATGAAATCGAAAAATGGTGCAAGATGCGATATAAATGGTACGATGTAATTTAATTGATGATATTAAAAATTTCCATTAATGATTAATGAATATGGCGATTCCATTATCGATGAGACGGGAGGACTAGGATTAAAAAGGGGATGAAACATGGTAAAACACCTTATAGACTATATAGAAGATAAATATATAAACGGTATCAATGTTGAGAGCAATTAAGCATATTTTGGAGGGTTAATTATGGTACATATAATAGACAGCTACTATGTAGAAATATCCGAAATGAATTTCACCTTGAAGCGAAAAAGTATAAATAACAAAGGCGAAGATGTGTTTAAGTCGCTTAGTTATTACAGTGACTTGCAGGGAGCGTTGAGAGGGTGCGTTAAGCAGCTGGCAATTGATGAACTTAAAGGTAAATGTATGAGTCTCAAACAAGCCTGCGTAGCCATCAAAGAGATGCACGACAGAACGGATGGATTGTTGGAAAGTATTATAAATAAGATAAATTGAAAGAGAGAATGGTTTTACGGTTGCATAAGCTTAAATCTCTCTTGCAATAACAAATAAAAAACAGAAAGGAAAAGAAGCTGGCCAGCTTAGAGGACGTCCTTTCTAAGAATAGAAATGAACTGGGAATTAACAAATTTTTGTGAATTTGACAAGTACGCAATACAGAGCTATTGTGCTATGCACAATATAGATGAAAATAAAAACATTGGCGATATAACTAAAGTTGACGAAACGAAAATAGACGATTTTAATATGATTGTGGGAGGCAGTCCTTGCTTTATTGCGGGGTCTAAGGTGTATACCGAACATGGATATAAAAATATTGAAAATATAATAGTTGGCGACAAAGTATTGACTCTAAAGAACAGGTTTAAACCAGTTTTAAGAACAGGAGGAAAAGAAAAACAGGATATCTACGAATTGGAAGCACAGGGAATTCTACCGATAAGGGCAACATCAAATCACCCGTTTTATATCAGAACTATGAAAAGAGTATGGAATAATAAAAAACGATCATATGATAGGAAATTTTCTGATGTTAGGAAAGTCGAATTAAAGGATTTGACCACTAGTGACTATGTAGGTATCAATATATTAAATACTTCTGAAAATATATATGATTTAGACAATTATGATTGTTGGCTGCTTGGCAGATATGTTGCGGATGGATACGACGAAGAGCCGAAGATTATAAGTAAAAAATTTATAGATTTATACCCAGAATGTGGTAGGGGAGCTATTAATAAAAGAATACCAAGCTTCATCATGGATCTGCCCGTTAACTTACTAAAAAGCTTTTTGATTGGATGTATGAGCAGAGAAGGCTGTTATTCAAAGGACAATCACAAGATTACAACTATTAGTAAAGAATTGGCGATGGCATTAAGTCTTGTTGTGCAAAAGGTTTATAAAGTCGGATGTAGGATACGTTATAGTCAAAGAAAAGGAAGGGCTGCAATTGAAGGAAGAATTGTTGATCAGAGACATATATATGAGTTACTCTTTACTACAAACATTGGAAAACAAAAAAATTATGAAGTGATAGATGATGCTATCTGGTATCCAATACGTAAAATAACCAAAATGAATTTTAAGGCAGATGTTTTTAATCTTGAAGTAGACGATGATCACACGTATACAGTAAATAATGCAATCGTGTCGAATTGCCAAGATTTCAGTGTGGCGGGCAACAAAAACGGCTCCGTATGGAAGTGTGATGACTGTGGTGAAAAGTATAACCCTCTACAAGTACATTGGAGCAAAAGAGATTGTTGCCCTAATTGCAACTCAATAAATTTAAATAAAAGTAGGTCATCCCTCTTAGTAGAATGGTTAAGGATAGTTAGAGCGAAAAAGCCAAATTTTGGAATATATGAAAATGTAAAAAATATAATTGGTAAAGAATTTAAGGAAACAACGTTCAAACTTTTTTTAGAGGAATTGCAGGAGTATGGATACAACACTCTTTGGGATGTTCTTAATTCTAAAGATTATGGTGTGCCGCAGAATCGTGAGCGCCTATATTTGATCATAATAAAAAAAGAATTAGATAATGAGAGGTTTCAATTCCCCAAACCGTTCGATAACGGCATAAGACTGAAAGATATTTTAGAAGATACGGTAGATGAAAAATATTATATTTCACAGGATAAGGTAAACAAGTTGTTATCTGATATAAAAGATAAAACTGCTTTGTTACTAGATTTATCTAATGCAGGAAGAGATGGAGGGAGGCGTGGTCCCCATATATTTAAAGATTATTCACCATGTGTGACAGCGAGAATTTATAAAGACCCGTATTTGATAAAGGAGAATAGAATTAAAGCTGTCGGCAGAATGCTACCGGACTCTGGTAATCAAAATCAGGACATGCACCACACAGGTGGTATTTCCGAAACGGTTAAAGCGACTACATATAAGAATTCATTAAAAGTTTTGCAAGTAGGAAACATTGTAAATACGGGTAATTTTAAAAACCCGCAACGTGGGCGTATCTATTCTGCGAGAGGGTTGTCACCCGCATTAAATACTTGTGGCGGCGGAGGTCAGGAGCCCAAAATAGTGGTTGGTGTTGATAAAGGGCACAATGAGCCAAAATGCTTGGAGTATAGTAACTGTATTACAGCAAGGGAAGATAGAGGTATAAGTAATAGAAAATCAGAAGGAACCGCTGTAGTAGAATGTATAAAAAATAATATTGTAATGCCGACGCTTACCCCCGATAGGATAAATAAGAGACAGAATGGCAGGAGATTTAAAATGAATGGGGAGCCAAGTTTCACTATTACAGCACAGGATAGACATGGAGTGCTACTAGTGGATGACACACAGGGGTTTGATGGAGTGCGAGTATATAGAAACGCTTCTCCGACTATTAGGAGTCAGAGAAATGGTCTTAAAATAATGACAGCCGAAGAGTATACGGGAAATATTGAAAAGAATATATCAATAAAAAAAGCTCCTTCTATCATAAAAAGTAAATTGAGTTTAAAAACCGTAATATATTACTACGTCAGAATCCGTAAATTAACACCTCTTGAATGTTTTAGGTTAATGGGATTTTCGGATGAATACTTTGAAACGGCTAAATATTACACAGAAAAAGAAGCATCGAAACTTAAGTTACGTAGTAAAAAAAAGTATAGAGATTTACCTTTAAGTGAAAAAATTGAACGAGTTAGCAATTCTCAGCTCTACAAGCAAGCTGGCAATAGTATCGTAGTAGACGTGTTGTATTACATACTTTTGGAATTGTATAAGGTAATGCCGTATTTATTTGATAATATAAAATTAGGCTCATTCTTTACTGGCATAGGCGCATTTGAATGTGCGTTAAACAGATTACAAGAAACCGTAAACTGGTAATTAAAAAATAAAAGAAAGAGACGGAGCGCTGTGCAAGAAAAAGGTATACTGGCTCCTTTTAGAGGAAATGAAAGTAGCGATTATAGATGCTGATTTGATTGGCAGAAAGAATCATAGATTTCCTAATTTAGCGTCAATGAAAATAAGCGGTTGGCATAAAGAACAGGGAGACGACGTGATTTTAAAAAGAAATTACAGTAGCTTGGATAATTATGATTTAGTGTATATATCGAAAGTGTTTACCGACACGGAAATTAACGAAGAAGTTTTAGGGTTTAAAAATGTGAGATATGGAGGAACTGGATTTTTTTATGATAAAGCGGAACCATTGCCATATCATATAGAACATTACATGCCAGACTATCATTTATATGATGATTGGGTAAAAGAAAGAATTGTTGTCGGGAAGGAAAAGCCGTCGAAATTAACTTATTATACGGATTATTCAATTGGGTTTTTAACAAGAGGATGTTTCAGACAATGTGATTTTTGTGTTAATAGGAATAAAAAGATGGCAGTGAAAGGTAGTCCGTTAGAGGAATTTCTTGATAAAGAACGCCCCAAAATTTGTTTACAAGACGATAATTTCTTTGCATGTAAAGATTGGAGAGAGTTGCTATTCAATTTAAAAAAGTCAAATAAAAGATTTCAATTCAAACAGGGCTTAGACGAGAGATTGCTTACAGAAGAAAAAATACATGAGTTGTTTGACTGTAACACAGAAGGCGATTTGATTTTTGCATTTGATAATATCCATGATAAAAAAATCATTGAAGAGAAGCTAACTATGATTCGAACTTTGTATCCAAATAGCAAGAAGGCTTTGAAATTTTATACATTTGTTGGATTTGACAGGGAAAACAAATGGGATTCTGATTTTTGGAAACAAGATATTTTTGATTGTTTTGAAAGGATTAGGATCTTAATGGGCTATGGGTGTGTGCCGTACATTACCAGATTTAACAGGTGCCAAGAGTCTCCGCATAAAGGTATGTATATAAATCTTGCAAGATGGTGTAATCAACCGAGCCTCTTTAAGAAGAAGTCATTCCGAGAGTTTTGCACTGCGAATGGGGAGGATAGCGCTTGTTATAAATACATGATAGATTTCGAATTAAGATATCCCAGTATAACAACGTATTTCGATTTAAAATACGAAGAAGTGTTTGAGCTTGAATTAAAGCTTAAAGAGTTAATCATAGAACTTAAAGGATTAAAAAAAGCGTATAGAGAACTAGAGATTGGGCGATGAATTATACCATGACGCTTTAAAGTATATGCGTAATATATGTGCCCTTGAATGGGTTCAGATATTTCAGATTACTTAGAAAGATAAGGAGAAAAAAATGAGCGGAACATTTGATTTATTGATCATAGACACAGATGAGACACGCAAAGTAGTACACAAGGTGGAAGATTACGGAATTGTTAATAAACACAGAGTCTTTTACTACACTAAAAAAGGGGTTCGTAGCTTTGTTCCCGTGGAGCAAGCGCGGTTCTTTGGCTGCGAATACGACTATTACGAGTAGCCGGTAGGGATGCCAAAGTCGTGTGGGAGGGGGCGGTATGACAAAAACAAATATCTACATAATAAAATAAGCATTTTATAATAAATACGATAAGGAGATAGCTGATGATAAATAAAAAGAAAATAGAAGGCTGCAAGAAACTTAACAAGTACGATCTTACAACATCTATTATACGCAAAATGAAAGTAATAGATAGAAGTCAATTAAAAGAACCTCTATTCTGGAGGAACAATGTTACTAATTCATGGTGTATTTCGGAGAATGTAGGAACAGAATATGATATAAAGTATCGTACTGAAAATTGGTATTGGATAGGGATTTATGATGATAAGGATGAAATCAGTTTGAATCTTACATCGTGGGGCGGAATGTGCGGATATGACTTTGAAGAATTTTTTCGAGAAGAGAGTATTGAGTACGATGTTGATTTACAGTTGCAATGCGAGCTTTTAAAAATTATTAATAACTTATTGGATAGCGGGATTATAGGACTATCTTAAAAAACGATATAGCATATCTTGTTAACAAAGTACGATTACAATATTTCTAAATAATAGGAGAATACTATTGAAAAAGGTGCAACGAGCGATATTGTCTAATAGGGAACCTGAATATCGCCACAAAATTATATCAATGTATCATCTAAATAAAGAAGAGATAAGAACCCTTGATGATAAATATAAAGGATATGCTAAAAATTATTACGATATGTATATTCTTTTATGTACAGGTGTTCAATGTGGGGTTATGTCAGGCATTATACTTAAACGAATTTCAGAGAGGTTAAAAGAGGTTAACTATCCTAAACAGGAGTTTAAAGAATAATGCAAGGAGGTTAAAAGGGAAGATGCAGAGAAGTAAGCGAGATATACAAGAAGAAAATGAATTGCTAAAACAGGATATAGAAAAATATAAAAATGATATAAGGGAACGGGAAGCGGAGAAAACGGGACTTACCGACGATTTAACCGAATACAGCCGACACTTAGAAAGGACAGAAGACGAATGTTCAAGCTTAAGGAAAATCAAGAAGGACTCCGATAAGGAGATAATAAGGCTAAAAAATGAAATTGCAAGTTTAACAGATGTGAGAAAAGTTCTTGATGAAATAAAACGTTGTATCACTATATCAAATAAAGTACTTGAAGATGAAAATAACAATCTAAAGATTGAAATTGACAGACTAAATTCTCATAGTCAGATTCTTCAATCGAATATTTATAAAATGGGCGACGAAATTAATCATACTAGATACTTGGAGGGTAAGGTGGATGCCTATGAAAAGATATCTATGCTTAATAACTCTACGTCATTATCACCATTACAAGGAGAATAAGCAATATGAAAAATAAAAAGGTAGGGAAAGGTGTAATGTTTGAGCGCATACGGCGTATTACAGGATACCTAGTGGGAACAACTGAGAGGTTTAATAATGCTAAACAAGCAGAAGAAAAGGATAGGGTGAAGCATGGGTGAAGGATGATGATAATATGAAATTAAAAATTAGAGATGGTGATCTTTTTGATGTATTCTTTTTTGTGTTGAAAAGTATAATAAAAATGATAAATATTTTAATTATTTTAACTTCTATTTTGAATTTTATCATTTTGAAATTGGCGTAAATTACAGAGTTAGTGATAGTCGTCGATTTATTAATTTAGATATACTATTCTTGTGTCTATCGGTATGATTTTAATATAAGGAGATAATTAATGGCTATTATTGGAGCGATATTAGGAGATATAGCAGGAAGCCAATATGAGTTTCCAAGTTGGCGACCAAATGATTTGGATTGGCAAAACTGCGAACTATTTACGGATGAATGTGAATTTACAGACGATACTGTAATGACTATAGCAACGAAGGTCGCCCTTGATAAATATAACGGAGATTTCGAAAAAGCCTATAGGGAATTTGGCAAGATATATCCAGATGTCGGTTATGGTGATATGTTCTTAAAGTGGATTATGAGCAACGATCCAATAATGTATAACAGTTTTGGGAACGGATCAGCAATGAGGGTTTCGTATATAGGAGATTTTAAAAATGATTTAGTATCGGTATACAGTCTGGCTGAAAGGTCTGCACGTTGCACCCATGGCTCAAAGAGTGGAATCAGCGGAGCAGTTGTCACAGCAAATACTATTGCCATGGCAAACACTAATCACACTAAGTCAGAAATCTATAATTTCACATATCAGATTTATCCCGACGTTTCTAAACCTTTAGATGAAATAAGGCGTAGATATGTGTGGAGCGAGACCTGTGATGGTACGGTTCCTGTTGCGATAAGGTGCTTTCTCGAAAGTAAAGATTACGAAAATTGTTTAAGAAATTGTTTTAGCTTAAATTGTGATATGGACACCATGTGCTGTATAGCTGGTGGAATTGCGGAGGCATATTATAAGACAACAGGATTTGACAATGAAAAAATCTTGAAAAAATATTTAGATGATAGATTGTTCAAATTAATCAAAGAAGAAATAAAGTGAGGTGTGTAGCTGTACGTAATTGAAGTCTTTAAAAGCATAAATAACAATAGAGCTAGAGTATATTTGTAGATATTGGTGCTTTTAAGATGAATAAAAATATTTGTTATTAAAGGATGAACTATTTTTAGTTTAAATAAAAAGCACGATAAAAGGAGATAAGATGAATAAACCGAAGGAAATAAGTAGAATTAAAGAGTTGACAGGTCTATTAAATAAGCACCGCTCGTCTTATTACAACGATTCTATCAGTTCAATATCTGATTATGAATACGACAGATTATTTGATGAGTTAAAAGAGTTAGAAGAGAGAAATAATTTCACGATGTCCACCTCGCCAACCGTTACTGTGGGATATGAAGTTAAGAGTAAGTTAGAAAAGGTTAAGCATAATCATCCAATGCTTTCTTTAGATAAAACAAAATCAGTTGGGGAGTTAATTGATTTTATTGGAGATGAGAAAGGGATTGCCATGCTGAAGCTAGATGGTCTGACCATTTCATTAAGATATTTAAATGGTCAGTTAATATCTGCTGAAACGAGAGGAAATGGCGAAATCGGTGAAGATATACTGCATAATGCAAGAGTGTTCTCTAATATCCCTTTATATATTGATTATATGGATGAGCTTATCGTGGATGGCGAAGCTATTATTACATATGATGCATTTGAAAAAATTAATGCTTCGTTATTTGAAGATGAAAAATATAAAAATCCACGTAATCTTGCAAGTGGTTCGGTTCGGCAATTAGACAGTAATGTTGCCGCAGAAAGAAATATTAAATTTATCGCATGGAGAGCGGTTAAGGGGCTTAATAACGATAATTTATTTTCAAATCAACTCGTTGCCTTATCAAGACTAGGATTCGAAACGACTCCTTTTTATCATATATCAAATGAATATGACAATCATGGAACAATCGAAGAGTATGTCGATATAACGATAGAAACACTAAAGGAAGATGCTATAGAGAAACAATACCCCATCGATGGCTTAGTAATAGGATTTGACGATATAGCTTACGGCGAATCATTAGGCAAAACAGGACACCATTTTAAAAATCAGATCGCATTTAAATTTTATGACGAAGAAGTGGAGACCACCTTGCTTGACATAGATTGGACTGTGGGTAAAACAGGAGTGCTCACGCCTACAGCAGTCTTTGAGCCGGTTGAAATCGATGGTACGACAGTAGAAAAAGCATCGTTGCATAATCTCAGTATTATGCATTCTCTGTATCATTCCCAATGGTATGCTGGACTTAAGTTAACAGTGTATAAAGCCAACCAGATAATTCCGCAGGTACGTGAGGTAAATGACCTGGATACGACCTATATAAAAAGTTTGTCTGCACCACACACTTGTCCAATATGTGACAATGAAATAAAAATTTTTTATTCTAATAATACAGAAGAGCTTATTTGTACGAACCCCTCTTGTGATGGCAAATTGCTTGGGCGGCTATCTCATTTTGTAAGTAAAAACGCCATGAATATAGATGGACTATCAGAAGCTACTCTGCGAAAATTTATTGATAAAGGTTGGCTTAAGGATTTTATCGATATCTACTTCTTACCCGTATATACTCAAGAAATAAGAATGATGGGCGGGTTCGGTGAAAAGTCTGCTGATAAATTATTGACATCTATTGAGGATTCAAAAGATACTACTTTGGATAGATTTATTTATGCCTTGTGTATTCCGCTTGTCGGCAGGACTAAGAGTAAAATTATAAGCAAACATTTTAATGGCGACTTTGATAACTTTTATAGAAATGGATTATGCAGCACCTTATTCGACTGGACTACACTAGATGATTTTGGCGATGCCGTGTCGAATAGTATAAATAATTACTTAGATAGTAATTTTGATATGATTTGGACGTTATCCAGATTTATAAAATTTAAAAAACCACAAATAGAGTTAAATCCATCCACGCTTACAGGATTGACGTTTTGTATTACTGGCTCATTAAATCATTTTGAAAATCGAGACGCAGCTAAAAATAAGATTGAGTCTTTAGGCGGCAAAGTTTCGGGTTCCGTATCAAAGAAAACATCTTATTTGGTAAACAACGATATCGGGAGTCCGTCCAGTAAAAATAATAAAGCAAAAGAATTGAGTGTTCCGATTATCACCGAGGAGCAATTAAGTAAAATGATGAGCTAATAAAATCTTTATTTCTTTTTGATATTTGGTTCCCCTCTGAAATCAATTTTGCATATATTATTAGTAGTAAGGCAAAAAATATTTTTATATTTTGATAATAACAAACAATTTAGAAAATAAGGATAGTGAAATCAGTGATAACAGAATTCGTTAATTTAACAAATGGAATTGAGATTATACCAGAGTTAACAAAGTCGTCAACTCCATATGGATTTGTAAGAATACAGTCAACATTTTGTGAACAAAAAATGTGGGGCAATATACTTCTAGACTTGGATTATACATTTTTATTGCCACTTGCTCGAGGCCTGCCTGTTACGGTTTATGATTACGGGGCAAAAAAGGAAATATCAAGGGCAATCTATCAGGGATTAGAATGGATTAGGTACGCACTAAACAGAAGGTGGCACGGTATAAATAATGATAAGATTTACGTCAGAAAACATAATGTAACCACATATTTTTCAGAACAATATGATATGATCGACTCAAAAATATTCAAAAAATTGGATTATTTTAAAAGATTTCTTTGTACCAATAGAGTTTTATTATCCGGTCAAAGTGCAAGCACGACTCATGATAGTGACTATGAATATTATGTGAAATTGTTAAAAGAAGAAAGCGAAAAAAGAAGAAGAGGGAAGGGGGATAACTGTAGTTGAATAACATAAAAGCAATACGTTTAGATACAATAGAAAAGACCAATGATTTTGTTAAAATGGCAAATAGACCTGAATTTGATAATTATGATATAGACCTAGTGTATCAAAGACAAATGGTAGACGCAAAAAGTATTTTAGGGGTGTATGCACTAACTACCTTTAATGAACCTTTGCGGGTTAGGATACTTTGTGACGAAAAGGAAACACTAAGAATATTCAATAATATTATGGGGCAATTTGAGGCGGAAAATAATGAGCGATAATTTATTTCCAGAAAGTTCATTTGATAATTATCAACCTGAGGAAGAAGCGCTGATGGATTTTAATGAATCAGATAAGGATACAGTGTGTCCCCATTGCGGTGAGAAGTTGGTTATAAGATATGAATCTATTGAAGCATGGGGACGCAAGGAATATTATAGAATGATTGTGTGTTCCGCCTGTGAATAAAGAAATTCAAATAGTTTGGAGATAGATGATTAGATGAAGTATAAACTGGGAGACAAAGTAAAAATTAGGAGTGATTTGGAGATCGGCGAGCGTTATAGTCGCAGTGTTTTTACAAGTAAAATGTTGAGGTTATCGGGGGCATTGGTTTTTCTGCGTTATTAACGCTGGTCTTTATTGTTTTGAAATTATGCAATGCTATCAGTTGGTCATGGCTGTGAGTGTTGTCTCCGATTTTGATACAGATATTAATTATAATCGCACTTTTAATTGTCTATGTAATCATTTATATAAATAGAAAGAAGTTGAGTAATTGACAAAGAGAGTAAAAAATAATATCCCAGATTATGCTAAATTTGAAGCTATTCTTAAGGCGACCAACGGCAGAAAACAGTGAGGGCCGAGAAAAATCAGAGTATCAAATATTATTAGAGATTTCAGAAATCTGGAATGAGCTTATCGATAAAAAATAACAAGAAAATGGATTCTGTGCGCACATAAACCTAGGTTTCTCCTAAATAAAGATATCAAGCAAGTATTATTGTTGAAAAGGAGAGTTGTGCAGTGCCTACATAAATGTCGTTCAACAGTTCCAGTATGAGTTTTACATTAATCTTTTTAGCTATAATTATTACCATCCTATAAATTTGATACGATGATATTTCATGTAACGTTTTACAAAAAAAACTTATAGCACGTAGAATCATTCCACGAATTGATATTAAAACCAAGGCTGAATCACTTCGCAAACAGGCGGCTTTCAGTGTGTATCGGTGGAGCAATGGAGCATGAGAGACGAAACAATCAAAATGCGCTAGGCATATCATTTAACCATTAATACAATAACTGTGGTGCTATATAAAGAACTGTGGGAATTAGAAAAATAGTTGTGACGAACCATTGATATTAGAAAATGAATGGATTGATTAAAAACAATCATAAATGAAACGAATGAGAGGAAGTGCTTATGAATATAACAAGAGCTAAATATAAAATATTAACACCTATTAATGGTATTGAAGAATTACGACATATAGAAAAGATCGGCAGAATATGCTATAAGTCAGAAAATAAAATTACAAAAGATGGGGAAAGTGCAAAGGCATTCGTTAAGATGCTTATAGAAAACGGACATGAGGCTATGATTGAGCATAGTATATTATCCGTACTTTTTACAGTGGATAGAGGTGTATCACATGAAATGGTTCGCCATAGAATTGCCAGCTTTGCACAAGAAAGTACTCGTTATGTCAACTATGCTAAAGAAAGACTTGGCAACGAAATTAAAGTTATCGATATTCTAGACGGTATTGCACTTGATAACAAAATGGGGAAAATGAATACTTTTAATATTTTTGAAATTGTGGGCGAATGGTATAAAGCGATGAAGAACGCCGAAAAGCATTACATGCGAATGATCGAGCTGGGAGCCACACCTCAGATTGCACGTTCTGTATTACCTAATTCTGCGAAAATAGATATTACGATAACAGCCAACTACAGAGAGTGGCGAAATTTCTTTAAATTACGGTCGGCTCCAAATGCTCATCCTCAAATGAGAGAAGTGGTGATTCAGCTACTAAAAGAGCTAAAAGAGAGAATAGCTATTATTTTCGATGATATCGGGGTAATGTGATGATTGTACTGGTCGGAGAGAGTGGTGCCGGAAAATCCACAATAGAAAAAATACTAGTAGATAAATATGGTTTTAATAATATAATATCGTATACCACAAGGGAACCCAGAACCGGCGAAGTTGATGGTGTGGATTATCATTTTGTAACAAAATCTGAATTTCGTAGATTAAAGCTGCAAGCACCATTTGTAGAAACCGCCGCATACAATGGATGGTATTATGGTACTGCTAAAAGAGACTATATAAAAGATAATGCGGTGGCGGTGTTAACCCCAAGCGGACTTAGACAAGTACAGAAGATTAGTGACATAAATATAGTTTCATTCTACATAAGTGTTCCACGCAGAGACAGGCTTATAAAGATTCTTCAAAGGGGCGATAATATTGATGAAGCTTACGGAAGAAACCTTAGTGATGTGGAAATGTTTGATGGAATAGAGACAGAAGTTGATTTCACCATGTATAATTACGGATATAGAATTCCGGCTTACACATTAGCGGAAAGAATATCAAAATTCAAAATATGAAAAAAGATGACCGGTTGATCTATTGTTCTTTACTAAAGTGTGACCGAGAAGATTGCATTCGACATCGTAAAAATGAGCCGTGGAACACCTTGGTAAAAGAAAAAGGATTTAAAGTCGATAAAAACGGATATTGCGAAGGATATAAGAACGTTTAGTTAACGGAAGCGGGGATGCTGATGGATAATAAAAAACCAGAATTGTTTCTTGATTTCGATGGAACAATTGTAAATACAAGAAAAAGAATATGTGAAATGTATAATGAAGATTTTGTATGGGGCGGAGGTAAAAAAGCACGTTGGCGGAAGGTTGATAAATATAATTTTTCTGACGAATGCCCCAAGCTAACTAGAGAAGTATTGAGCTATTATTTTAAAACACCTAGATTTTTTGATGGGTTAGAATTTGAAGAAGATGCAGAACATACCATAAACAAATTAAGTAGCGCCTACAAAATCATCGTTGCCACACTCGGCGAACTAGAAAATTTGCAATTGAAAGAGTTTATGATAGTTGATAATGATCTTCCTATCGATGAATTTATAGGAATCGATTCTGCTATATATAAAGACAAATCGCATATAAATATGAATGATGGTTTACTTACTGGGGATCATTCTATATTTGTTGATGATTGCTCTAATAATTTATATAACAGTAATGCAGAGATAAAAATTTGTTATGGTGGCGTGCATAGTTGGAATATGGATTGGGAGAAAAAACGATGCTATACATGGAATGACATTGAGAGTTATTTAAACTTGTAATAAATTTTCCCGAAAGGACATATAAAATGAACGGTAAAAATATTAAGAAAGCCTTAAATAATAAAGTTAAAGAATGGATTGAAAGTATAAATGATGATAACGTAAAGAAACTTGTTAGGGAAAACGCAATAATTTCTGGCGGTGCCATTGTGTCGCTTCTTACCAATGAGAAACCAAATGATTATGATATATATCTTCGAACACGGGAGGCGGCGTTAAAGGTAGCTGAATATTATGTGAACAGATTCAATATCATGCATGGCACCAATATTTACATCGAAGAGGAGAAGACCGAATCTGGGAAAGTTGTGGCAAATGGGAAGATCAGTGTCGTCGTCAGAAGCTCCGGTATAGCTTCTGAAAACACAAGCAGCGATGAAATTTCACATAATTTTGAAACCGACGAAGAGAATACCTTGACAAATACAGAAGACTACGAAACAAAAAAGAAAAGATATAGACCAATATATATTACAAGCAATGCACTTACCCTTTCAGACAAAATCCAGATTGTGATACGTTTTTGGGGTGAAGTTAAAGAAATACATAAAAATTATGATTTCGTGCACTGCACATGCTCATACGACTATAGGTATAATAAGCCAGAGCTTCCAAGCAGCGCTTTGGAGCGCATCATCAATAAGGAACTCTATTATATTGGTAGCAAATACCCGCTTTGCTCAATTATCAGGGCTAGGAAATTTATTAATCGAGGGTATACAATTGACGCTGGACAATACTTAAAAATGTGCTTACAGCTAAATGACTTAAACTTACACGACATATCGACATTGAAAGACCAGCTCATTGGAGTGGATAGTGCATATTTTAACATGGCTATTGAAGCCATTGAAAAAAAGAAAGAAAATGACCCTCAATGGAAAGTTGACAATAGTTACCTATTTGAAGTCATTAATAGAATCTTTTGATGGTAGATAGATGACATAATATTTGTTAAAAAGATAGGATGGTATACTTGAATGAAAAACAAAGTGGAAAGATGCTGAGACCGAAAGATGTTCAAGAAAGGCTCGGGGTAGGCAAAAATAGAGCATACGCCCTTATTCATCAAAAAGGGTTTCCTAAAATCACCATAGGAAAAAGCTTTTATATTCCAGAAGATAAATTTATTGAGTGGATTGACAAGCATGTTAAGACAACCATAATAGTTTAAATTAAAATGAAGAACAAAGGAATAATTCTTTAAAAGAAGTCGCGCTGTTTTTCATTTTAATTTAAATGGCATTATCCGACCCATCCCTTTGGGATAAACAAAAATTAAATAGCAAAAGTAAAATTGCACTACACCATGAAATATGCTAGTATATTATGAGTATATTATGATGCATAAAGTTATTACTATTATCCAAATCACTTTTTAAAATTATCATAGAGGGTAAAATAGAGGGTAAAATTTATTTAAAAAACCATTAAAGTGCTGATTATACAGGGGTAAAAGTGATTTTCTAAGCTACCTTGGTAAGGTAGAGGTCTCGGGTTCAAATCCCGTCGGGAGCTTTTTTATTTTTGCCATCTGGTAAGCCGCTTATAACCTGCTTGACAAGCTGTTTTTGTTTGGATAAAATAAGAAGA